GTGAGCGAAACACGATTGGAAACAACTTGATTGACTGGCTCTACAACGTCTATGAGTATGAGAACTTATGGGCTGACGACAAGGGAGAGATAGGGTTTCAAATCACAGCAAAAAACAGAGAGAGTATCCTAGCTGAGTTAGAAGAGGCGGTCAGAACAGACCTAATCAAAATTAACTCTACTAGAACCTGCGACGAGCTTTTCACATTCATCATCGGTGAGAACGGTAAAGTTCAAGCAGAAAAAGGATATCATGACGATCTTGTTATGAGTCTAGCTCTTTCTGTTCATGCTTACAAAAACTTATTAGATACTACCCCGATGGAACTTATGGGTACTAGGCCAATCCCAGGAGAAGCCCCATTACCTGTAACTAATTCTTACACGGCTAATATCAAGACCGCTCACGGCGCTCTAAGCAAGGAAGACTACAGATGGTTGATCAAATAGAAGAAAATAATGAAGAGCCCATAAACGAAAGTGGGTACACCAACTTTGGTGGTTCCGCTGGTCGCGCTGGAACATATTACACTCCAACCGGGCCGATTGGTAGATTTTTTGCAAAGTTCTTTGCGACTAAAGCTCAACCAGCGGTTCAGAAGGCTTTAGACCAAGGCCAACCTACTGCGCTTACTGGAGATACCATTAAGTCTACAGGTGTCTTAAAAGATACTCCAGGGAAGGATGGTCCTGCAATAGGTGGAGTTGTAAGAAACCCTATAGTTCCTCAGAATGAGTTAAACAGGAAAAAGAGATACAAAGAGTACGAGGAAATGGATGAGTATCCCGAAGTCGGAGCAGCGTTTGACATCTATGCAGACGACACTACTCAGCGGGGATCTAGGGGAGAGAGATGGACTATTGATTCCGAAAGTTCCTTGGTTGTTGACGAAGTGGAAGATTTTTTTAGAGACATTCGACTTGATAAGATTCTCTGGGATATTTCTAGGAATACTGTTAAGTATGGGGATTGTTTCATTGAGATGATTGTCAACGTGGAAAAGCCCAGGGAGGGTGTTAAGAAAATCAAAGTCCTAAATCCCAACTATCTTCTCAGAGTAGAAAACGAGTTTGGTTATCTAAAAAAGTTCCTTCAGGAGATCCCCTCTTCAGATGTCAACGAAGTTCTCTACAATGGTACAGGAGAGCAGAGAGCAATTAAGTACATTGAGTTAGATAAGCATCAAATTGTACACTTTAGGCTTCACACCTCAGACCCTGTTTTTTATCCATATGGTAAATCCATCGCCGCGTTGTGCCATAGAATCTTCCGTTCGCTGAAGATGATGGAAGACGCTATGATGATCTATCGTCTATCTCGCGCTCCTGAGCGGCGTATCTTTTACATTGATACAGGTAACCTGCCTACAAGCAAAGCCGAGATGTTTATCGAGCGTATCAAGCAAAAGTTCAAGAAAGAGAAGTTCTACCAAGGATCTACATCACAAGTAAATGCTAGGTACAACCCAATGTCTCTTGACGAGGATTTCTTTGTGGCTACCAAGAATGGAAGAGGAACCAAGATTGAAACACTTCCTGGGGCCACTAACCTTGGAGAGATTGAGGATGTTAGATACTACAGGGATAAGCTTTTAGCGGCTCTTAAGATCCCAAAGGATTATCTCGTAGAAAAGGATAAGTCTCCAGAAAGAAAAGCTAACCTGTCTCAACTAGACGTAAAGTTTGCCCGAACTATTCAAAGAGTTCAGGTAGATATTGAAAGCGGTCTTGAGAATTTAGCTAAGAGGCATTTACAACTTAAAGGATTCCCTGCTAGTTTAATTAAGAAGCTTAGAATTAAGCTCCCAGAGCCGTCAGATATGTCTGCAAAAAGAAAGCTGGATTTAGATCAAGCTAAGATTGCCGTTATCAGTCAAGTTAAAAATCTTCAACTCTTACCGACAAAACAAATTTATATGGAATATTTTGACATGACTGAAGAGGAGGCGAACAGAACTATACAAGAGATGAAGGATGAGCAAGCAGAGATGGCTGCACAGCAACCACAAGCTCAGGTTTCGCCTGGAGCAGCGGCTGCACCTGCAATGGAATCTGCTGAAAACAGCACTCCAACGGCGAACGAATCTAACGAAAGTCCAGCGGAATTCCTACTGAATAGAACATTGGATGATGAGACTAAAGAGATAATGCAAAGAATTGTAGAAAAACAAAAGCAAAAAGCTAAGGAGCTACTAGAAAGCTAATCTATATAACTTAAACGGAGATAAAAAAATGTTTTCAAGATTATTTGAGGAGAGAGATAAGACCATTACCCACCTTGTAAAGTTAGGTGACTGCATCGGCAGATCAATCCGAGAAAACGTCATGCTTTTTAGTATGGACGGAAACAACGATCAAGTCACCTATCTTTCTGAGGGTGGAAAGGTGATTACTGGTAGTTTTGATATTTCCGAGGACGTTTCTTTAAAAGGAATCACAGTTCAGGATGCTTCTGTTTTTGAGGATTCGGAAGCATTTGATGGATTTGTAAACGAAAAGATGCACTCTTTTATAGAAAACATTCATTATTCCGAGTATGGGGAGGCTGATGACAGCTTCACGGATATTCTCACTCTTTGGGAGAACAGACTAAAGCTTTCAGGTATACAGAAGCGCCTTCAGGAAGAGTGCTCCAGACTCGCGCAGACAGAAAAAATTATTGAGTCTCATGAGTTTCAGAACCTTCTTGAAGTTATTCCTCAGTTAAACAACTTCCTATCAGAGAACTTAGAGCAGGTTATTCAGGTTCCTGAAATTAGAAATGCGGTAAACTTATCTAATGCGGTTTCTCAAGCGTTCAACTTCCCAAGACTAACTCTTGAAGAGTTAGAAGAGCAAGGTTCTTACAGCCTTAAGAGAGGGGTAAACGAGTCTATATACGACATGGTTTGCCGCCAGGAACTTATTAAGAAAGAGATCATGGAGTCCAAAAGAAACTTTGAGATGGTTTGGGCCAGTGCTCCTACGATCAAAAATCTAGCGGGAATGATTTTTGAAGATGCTGAAACTACTGTAGGTGCTCTTAGCGAAGCATTAGTTGAAGTTCCTTACTTAGCTTTAGCTTCCAAAAAGAGCCTTTTTGAAACTTTTTCTAACTGCCTAGCTTCGGTGGATGGTGCTCTTGGGGTAACGGAAAAGGATATTCAAGAGTTTTCTTCTAGAATATTTGAGTACAAGAAGGATGTGAAGGAAGTGTTTATCTCCAACATAAACGAGAAGTACGGTGTCAACATTCAAAACTTACAAGACCCTGCGTCATTTAAGAGCCTAGCTAACACGCAAGTAGTAATTTTTGAAGCTCTATCTAGATTAGCTCCAAAGGGCAGCGTTCTTAAAAATGTTCTTTCTGAAATGGCTCAGGGATTAAAAGGAAAGCACGGGGTAGAATGCATTGATGTCAACGACTTCCTTCTTGAGATGTTCGTTTCTGCTGGGTATGATTCTGTTTTAGAGGAAGCGTCTTCATCTAAAGTAGATTTCAGAAGAATAACCGGACAGCTTTCCGACATCAAAAACTTAGTCAGCAATATTCAGGAGCAACTTTCGGAGAAAGACGCGGAGTACGAAAGTGACGAAAGCTTAGAGGATGTTGCTGAGGCGACAGAGCCGGAAGACCCAAAGAAGAAGATGGACGCCGATCAAGAAATAGCTGCTACTAATCAAGAAATAGATGCTGTTGCTGCGGAAGAAGAAGCTCAAGATAAAATGGCTATGGAAAAACCGGAAGAGCAACCTGAAGTAAAGACTGATCAGGAGGCTATTGACGACTTAGCTGAAATAGATAAGGTTGTAGATCAGGTTGTAGCTGAGTTAGGGGATGAGTTCAGCCAAGAGTGATTATCTTAAATTTAGTCGGTAACACTAAATAAAAACGGAGGAGTGTTATGACAGATATTTCGGGACTAATCTACGTTAAAATTGATGAGCTAGGTAGGCCCATTGGCTTGGAGGCCGCTGGGCCAGAAGATAAAATACCTTCAGGAAACATTCCTTCCGGTATTGCAGGTGAACCCGGCCCAGCGGGCGCTCCAGGCGCAGACGGGCTTCCGGGTCCACCGGGACCTGCTGGCGGTCCCCCAGGCCCTCCAGGACCAGCAGGAGACGTAGGACCTACAGGCCCTAGCGGCCCTCCAGGAGCTTCAGGAGACCCAGGCCCTGTAGGTCCTATAGGTCCCTCAGGAGACCCAGGCCCTCCGGGCGATCCTGGAGGCCCTCCAGGTCCTCCAGGACCAGCAGGAGACGTAGGACCTACAGGACCCACAGGCCCTACAGGACCCACAGGGGCTTCGGGAGATCCAGGAGATCCAGGCCCTACGGGTCCCACAGGCCCTAATGGCCCTCCAGGAGACACAGGACCCGCAGGTCCTACAGGAGACCCAGGACCCGCAGGTCCTACAGGGGCTTCAGGAGACCCAGGCCCTAC